AACATGAACAGGACCGACCTTAACTAGAGCACCTGCCGCATCCTTGAAAAACAAACCGGCGCTTGTGGCGTTCGTGTTGATCGCTAGCTGACCGTCTGCCATTGAGGCAGGAGTAGGGCGCTTACTAGCAGTATTAGAACGCAGATGCTGCAGAGCCATTCCTTAACGCCAGATCTTTGGCCGGAAATTACCCTCCTATTCTACGCGGACTAATAAGTTCCGTCGTTAAGCTGGCTGGTCAATGCCACCGTTCCAGTGGAATCAGGCAGTGCGATTACGTGATCTGCTGTTGGATCGGTCACGGTTAGCGTGGTTTCAAAAGCGTTATCCGTAGCACCCTCGAACAACAGGCTCCCAGTGTTGCCAATCGTCACTGCGCCAGTGAACGTGCCACCGGCTTTTGGCATTGCCGATGCGATCAGGTCATAGGCAGTCTTGACGGCATTAGCGGTAGCAGCCTGCGTAGTTGATGTAGAGCTGGTGGTGTTGTTGAGTTGCACTACACCAGCATTGCTGGTAGTAGCAGCTTGGATTTTGGTGGCTGTGATTGCTGCGCTACCGCTGATGTCAGCATCAACGATCGAGCCAGCAGTAATCGCAACTACGCCAGAGTTGCTGACGCTGATGTCACCAGTGATCTGCGTTGCCGTTGCGACATTAGATGAATTGCCCAGCAAGAAATGAGCACTGGTCAGAGTGGCAAGTTTGCTAAATGCAATGCCAGCGCTTGCGTTGATGTCAGTGTTAACGATGGTGCCATCGGCAATCATTGCGCTAGTAACCGTGCCGCTGTCGCCGTTGGTAATGATCGTGCCATCGACATCAGGGAGCGTCAGCGTGCGGTCAGCAGCAGGATCTACCACCGTCAGCGTGGTCTCAAACGCATCTGCCGTCGATCCTTCAAATGTTAATGAGCCTGTAGAACCAATCTCAAGATTGCCGGTTACGGTGCCGCCAGCCTTGCCAAGTTTTTCTGTATCCAGTTCTTCTAGTGCGGCCTGCACATTATTGGAGCTGATCGTGCCATACGGCGTAAAGCTGATGTTGTTTGCCTGTTGTGCAGCAACAAAGCTTGAAACATCCAGCAGTTCCCAGCTTGTTCCACTGGACAGCAAAATATCTGGCGGGTTCAGAGATACGACTGGCGCAGGTGAGGTGCCTGTGCCAAGCTCGCTAACAACCAGGTAGTACTGGCGGTTATCTGCCGAAGCAGCAGGGATTGCCGCACCAACGGTCAGACCTGCTGCTTGACCTGCAGTTGTTACTGACGCGACAAGATTTGTTGATGCGTCATACGTTCCAGCGAAAATGATCTCGCCGCTGGTAATCGTTACAGGCTGCCAGGCGTTGCCATCCCACAAGTAAAGGTCGCGGTTGATTGCGTCAAAGAAAAACTCGCCTTTGAAAGAGGCGGTGGGGAAGGTGACAACCCCTGCGCTTGAGCCCGCGCCAGCAAACGTAACGGTGGAGGCATCAGCCAGCTTTCCGCCGGTAATTGAATTCGCCGCAATCCGTGCGATGTCAATAGTTCCAGAAGTAATCTTCGACGCATCGAATGCAGGGATGTCTGCGGCGATAAGGTTTGCCCCTGCTGTAACAATACCTTTAGCGTTTACCGTGATCTTTGGGTAAGTCCCAGCAGCGACCCCGCTATTAGTGATAGAAATTGCGCCAGCGCCATCAACTTCTAATCCGCCTGCTAAAGGAACACTTACGGCTCCAATTTGTGATGCAGTAGCTTCAGGCAAATCGCTCGCAACCAGTGCAGTTGCAGCAGTAATCAAGCCATTGCCATCAAATGTGATCCCAGAAGTTGTGCCGCCTGTCAGCGTATTTGCGATGCTGATGGCGCCTGTTCCGCTGACGGTCAAGCCAGAGTCCGCCGCAACGCTTACTGCACCAACGTCAGTTGCTGTAGCCAGTGGCATATCGCCAGCAACCAATGCTGCGGTGCCAGTGATGTGCCCTTGAGCGTCAAAGCTAATGCCGCTGCGTGTTCCTGCTGTGACTGCATTGGTGTGGCCAATGCTGTTGGTGGTTTTATCTAAACCACGATCCAGCGATGCTGATGGGATCTTCGCTGCAGTTACTGTGTCATTGCTGAGCTTTGCGCCATCAATTCCGTTGGCCAACTTGATGTCAGTGACATTGCCGTCAATCAACGCATTGACATCGACGGAGTTAGCTGCCAGTTCACTTGCGCCAACCGAATTTTCCGCTAGCTGAGTTGCGGTAACGCTGTTGGCTTGGAGTTTTGTGCCTGGGATCGACCCATTGGCAAAGTTTGTCTTTCCATAGGTAACGGCCAGATCAGCGATTTGAGTTGTGTCTACCGCTCCAGCACTGATGGTGGCAGCAAAGGATCCGGTGCCGCTACCCGTAACATCACCTGTAAGCGTAATGGTTTGGTCGCCGGTATTAGTGCCGGAGCTGGTGCCGCTGAAGCTGGAGCCATTGGTCCAAGTGCCGTTAGCAAGCGCAAGAGTGCCTAGTCCAAGTGTGGTGCGTTGATCGGCTGCTGTTGCATCATCCAGTAATGCTCGACCGGCTGATGTGCATGTGATTTCCTGAATGCTACCTGCACCGCTGATTCGCCCCAGCAGGAGGTCGCCGCTGGAAACATTTTGAATTTTTGCGTAAGTAATTGCAGCGTTGTTTACTTTTGCAGTGTCGATTGCATTGTTAGCGATAGTGGCCGCAAATGTACCAGTACCGCTACCAATGACATCACCTGTAAGGGTGATGGTTTGGTCGCCGGTATTGGTGCCGCTGCTCGTACCGCTGAAACTGGAGCCGTTGACCCACGTACCAACGGCAACAGCGAGATCACCAAGGCCAAGCGTGGCGCGTTGAGTAGCAGCGTCGGCACTATCTAAAAGCGCAAACCCTGCTGCAGTGCATGAAATCTCTTCAATTTCACCCGTCGCAGGAGATGAACGTCCCAACAGTGTGTTTGTTGGAATGTTCTGGAATTTTGCGTAGGTAACGGCATCGTTCGCAAGCTCGGCTGTATCGACAACACCTGCCGAAATCGCCGTGGCAAACGTACCAGTGCCGCTGCCGGTGACGTCACCAGTGAGCGTAATAGTCTGGTCACCAGTGTTAGTGCCGGAGCTGGTGCCGCTGAATGTGCCGTCTTGGGTGGCAAGTGTGCCCAGTCCAAGCGTGGTGCGCTGAGCGGCTGCATCTGCGTCATCTAGCAGTGCTCGACCGGCTGATGTGCAAGTAATCTCCTCGACATCGCCTGTTCCTGCTGTGGATCGTCCCAGCAGAACATTGGTATTGATGTCTTGGATTTTGGCAAAACTGACCGCACCTGTATCAATCTTTGCTGTCGTTACAGCTAGATCGGCTAGTTGAGTTGTATCGACCGCTCCAACGCCGACGGTACTGCCGGAGATCTTTGCGGCAGGAATGGTTGCGTCATCAACCAGATCAAAGCCGCCCTCTAGCAGATCCTTGACTGTGATCTTTTTGGTTTCAGCCGCCGACAGATCGGCAACGGCAACGGGATCCGTGGCTTGCAGTGATGCCCCGCTTAGAGCAGGCAAATTTGAAATCTCAAGATCTGGCAAGGTTTGCCTCCCTAAACCGTGGAGCTGGTTTTTCGCATTCTAACCCTTAAAGAGCAATGCGGCTTCCGCCCTCCTGAAGCAGATAAGAGCTGTTTTCTTGCAGCAAGTACGAAGGCAGAACACCTTGTTTTAGTACAATTTGATCAGAAGTCACAAAATCAATTTTTGTTGTGACAATTTCCGTAGCCACAACCGAAACCGCAACATTTGTGACGATGCACTTGGCTTCGTACCAAACGCTAGCAGCGGATGGTGAGGCAGTTCTGTGAATAAAAAAACGACCAGCAAAGTCCGCGCCTTGTTGCACCCGGATCAAAAGCCTGGCCAAGTAGGAAGAGAACTCTTGGAATTGAGTATTCGCGCCGGTATCTATATTCGCCTCCCATTCGCAGTCCAAATTACCCTGCCCAGAAATCAGCCCTTGCTCGAATTGCTTCCGAAACTCGGTGCCTAGCGAAGTAAGGTCAATCGTGTCTCGGCTTGTAGTCAACTCAAAACGGTTAACTCGTCCCAAAAATCTAAAGCCATCATTGATTGTTTGTATTGTTATCTCCTGTGAAGATGATGGCGCGATGAGTTCAAGGGCGTCATCCTGCGCACCTGACAAAGAGTCTTGAAAATTGCTGTAAAGGCGAATGCCGCCAGCTTCATCAATGTTTACGAACCAGCTACCATCTGGAAAATTATGCCCTGAGACTAGCTCTAAATCAGAACCGTCAACAGTGGCAATTTCAATTCGATCGCCTGTTATCAAAGTTAATAATTAAAGTCAACCGCGAAGCGACGCTTGCTGACCGAAACGTCGCTTGGATCTAGCGCAGTTTGCAGGGGCGCGACAGTTCTGTCGCGCATGAGTTCGATCCCCCCAAAGCACCCAAGATAGACCGACATCAGACAGTTCCGGCCTTGGCGTGCCCGGTAACTTCAAATGTTACGTCAACAGAGAACACCTCACCGACTGACATGCTCATGCTGGCACCTGTGATCCAAGCGTAGACTTCGATAT